GAAGACGCTGGTACAATACTAGCTGCTGCTGGTGATGATCCACTTCCACCGCCACTGTCTCCACCTACACTACTTAGATATCCAAAAAGCATTGTTGCCGCTAATCCTCCAACTATCAGAGCTCCTGGACCTAGCATACCTGAACCGCCTGTTACTTTTGCAATGGCGTTGGCTATACTGAATCCTGCATTCTTTTTTTCTTTATTTCCTTCTACAGCTGATAGCGCTATTTGAGTTCTTTTGGTTGCTGATATAGTTTTCTCTGTAATATCTTGAACTTTCGTAGTGGTAAGATTTGCTTTTTTATTCATTCCTAACACTTTTTCTGTTCCTAGTTGTGCTTTTTTTGTAACATCATTTACTTTTTCAGCAACTCCTGTTTGTCCAGTTATCGCCAATCCAGTCTCTTTCGCCATGTTTTTAGATCCTTCTGTTACAACTTCTGAGGTTTGGATAGCTTGTACTGCACTCTCTGCAACTGTTTGTTCTCCAGTTATGCCAACGCTAGTTTGTTTTTCTGCATTTATCACACCTTGAGTGCTAGCTTGTTGAGTTAATCCAGCTTGTTGCTGTTGCATTAGTATCACCTGCGCCTCAGATGCCTCGACCTGTCTAGTTTGAAGACTCAGTTGTGTTTGCTCAGCAGTTACTTGTCCAAGTTTGGATAGATATGTAGCCATTTGAGCAACTTTCCATACACCAAAAAGACCGGCAAGTACTTTAGCTCCAACAATTATATTCTCTATTATATGCTCTATATTTTTTGTATTCGACAACCAATTTGCTACTTTTTCAATAGTAGGAATAAGTTTTTGAGTAGCTTGACCTATGGCTTCTTGAACTCTTTCCATAGTCGCTGCCATCTTTTCATTTACAGATGCTTTTTGTGCATCTTTTGCGGCATCTTCTCCAAGTATTTTAGATATCTCTTCGTGAGTTTTACCTTGTTTGAGTAAGTATTCATATTGTTTTGACGCAGTTTCGCTTGCCATTGCTCCAAGCGAAGTAGCTTTGGCTTGCGCATGATACATCTCATCCATCTCATCCTTCGACATTCCTAATGCTTCTGCATAGGCTTGTTTTTGGATCGTATTCATTTTTTCATACTCAGCTTGACTTCCGATCTGCTTGTTGAGTTCTTGCATAAGACCATTCGTATCTCCATCAAGAGCCAATTGTCTGGCTTTTGACATGTCTATATTTTTTCCTGTAAGCAACTGGGCTTCCATCTCTTTAGCTATGCTACTTTCAAAATCTAGCATGCCTTCACCCATCTTATTGATTTTGTCTAAACTTAAACCCATTTTTTGAGCTTGAACAACTGCTTTAGACATGGCTGCAAGACTGCCTTTGAAATTTAAGTGTATAGTTGCAGAGGATTTAGACACTGCGTCTAATATCTGTTTTTCAGACATTGCAACTTTTAGTCTGGCTGCTTCAGCTTTGCCGGTTCCCACTACTGATGCATAACTATCCATCATAGTCTTACCGGTTTTGGCAGAATAGAGTTGTAATTCAAGCATGCTCTCCGCACTAGCACCAATACGCCTTTCTAACATGGTACTTGTCTGTAGAAACTCTTCATTCTCTGGAGCCATCATACCAAGAGTATCACTCATGTCTTTGTAGGTCTTGAGAATTTGACTACTTGTCAAAGCCAACTTACCATTTTGATTGGCCAAGCTTTCTGTTTTAGCTCTTAATTCTCCAGCCCTTGTTACACTGACTCCTAAATCTTTACCTATTTCAAATGTTTTCGACTGATACGCTGTAGCTAATTTTACTAATTTTGTAACTATACCAACCATGCCAGTCAATACAACCAAAGGATCACTTAAATATGAACCTATATTTTTGAAGCCTTGAGAGATTCCGGCTCCAAGTACTTTCCATCTGTTTCCTCCATCTTCGGCTTTCTTTCTCATGGAATCTAGTATCTTATCCATTTTTAAGAAAGATCCTACACCTAATTTATCAAGTACTCCACCGAATAGTTTCATCGCGTCTCCTGCGAGACCCATTCTTTTATTTATATCTTCTTGATGCTTCTTTTGTCTCTTTAACGCATCTTCTGATTTATTTAATTCTGATAAAACTTGTTTTGCCGCTATATATTCCGCTTTATTAGAATCCAATAAATCTTGGTGAGCTATAACATTTGCTGAAGCAATATCTAATTCAAGTTCTAAATCTTTTATTATTTTTTGTTGATCTCTAGCCTCTTTACCTTTAAGCGTTGACAATTTAGATTTTGCAGCCAATACGTTATCATTTGCAGCTTTTTCTTGCTCTAGAGCGTCCAAATGCTCTTGATAGAACGTCTCCATTTCTTGGAGAGAGGCGCCTTGTCGATTTATAATATCAACAATCTTTGATTCTGCTATTAATTTTTGTTGAGCGGTTTTTGTTAAATCTTTTTCTAGCGTTTCTAAATCTTGAGCGTCTGCAATTGATGCTAATATGGCGGCTTCTATTCTCTCTCTCTGTTTAATTACACTAGATAGAGTTTTTACAGTTTCTTTAGACTGCGCATTTACTCCACCTTCAGCTTTCATAACTTTTTCAGCTGTGGCAGCCATATCTCTGGATGTATTTAGATCTTGTTGATCTAGTAAATTTCTTTCTTTTTTATTTGATACGGAAGTTTTTGAACTAGTTTGATTATCTTCTTTACTTGCACCTGGTTTTTTTACCTCAGAAGCTTCTGATTTTTTTGTCTGTTTTTTTTGATTTCTTAATATTGATTTCTCTGACTGTTTATCTATTCCTAATTCAACTATTTTTTCTTTATTATTTTCTATCAACTGCAATAGCTCTTCTCTCTGTTGTCTTTTGCGTCCTATAGATATGTTTTGTTGCTGTTGTACTAGTTTTAAGCCTTCAGTCATTACTCTATTTTTTTCTAATAGAGTTTTAATATCATCTTTATTTGATTGCTTCATTGCATCAATCAAAGTCAATCCTTTGTCAAGAGGCTTAGTGTCTATGTTAGCTTCAACATTCATTTCTTGAGTAATCGACTCAGGTTTTGTTTGTTTGACTTTTTTTTGCTTAGGCTCAGCTTGTTTTACTGGCTTTGGTGTAGCTGTTGCAGCCGTTGGTTTTGGCGCAGGTTTTTTCGTAGTGTCTTTAGCTTGCACAGGCGCTGGAATGGCTTTTGCTGCCATTGATTTTTCAGCTGGTGCTTTTGGTTTTGTTTCTGTTTTTTCAGAAACTTTTTTTACAACAGATACTTCTTCGACTTTTTTAGGAATCGGTGAAGTTTTTATTGTTGGTGTTTTAACTGCAGGCTTGGGTTTATTAAAAACAGGAACACTGCTAACTACGGGTTTTACTTGTTTTGGTGGAACAAGTTTAGTTGGCATCGCCTTGACTTCGACAGGTTTAGGAGCTACGGCTTTTACTTGTACCGGCTTAGGTGATATAGCCTTTACTTGCACAGGTTTTGGAGCTACGGCTTTTACTTGTACAGGTTTAGGAGTTATGACTTTTACTTCGACAGGTTTAGGAGTTATGACTTTTACTTCGACAGGTTTAGGTGCTATAACTTTGGCTTCAATTGGCTTAGAAGACGACACAATAGTTTTAGTCGCCTCTTTTTGAGGCATCGCCTTTACTGGCGTAGGATTCATTGGAATTGGTTTTCCTTGAATCGGTTTTGGAGCCGGCGGAACTATCTTAGCGGCAGTTGCTGATTTTGGTGTAGAAGGTATTTTCTTTTTTTCGTCGTATATTTTTTTAACTGACGCTAATTCGACTGTTAAATCTACTATTCTTTTTTTGATTTGATCTCCATCGCCTTTAGGAATAATTTTTTTCGCCTCATTTATCTTTTTTATAATTGCAAGTTCCTTATTCTTTTGTTCCCAGTATTCTTGAGCTTCTTTAATATTAGGTTTAGGAGGAACTACACTACTCTCTTTATTTATTTGTTTTTTTATACCCAAGAATCTAGTTAACTCTGAAACGTAGTCCATCAAAGATTTTTTATCTTGCTTTGGTGGAACTTGTTTATTCGCAGAATTTACTTTTTGTACAATATCTAACTCTTGTTTTTTAGCGCTAACTGTTTTTTCTATGCTTGACACATCCACTTTAGGCGCCTCTGGCATTTTTACAGGCGGAGGTGCAGGTGGAAGTTGCATTACTGGCTTCTTAACGGGAGGTAAAGGAAGTGGTGTTGCAAGCTTCTTAACTGGTGGTAGTGGAAGCAATGTTACAGGCTTCTTAATAGGTGGTAGAGGCGTTACAGGTCTTTTAATTGGCGGTAAAGGAGTTATAGGCTTCTTAATAGGCGGTAAAGGAAGCGATGTCACTGGCCTTTTAATTGGAGGTAAAGGAATTTTACTCTCAATTATTTTTTTTGCTGGTAATTCCGGTTTTTTAACTGGTGTTTGTATCTGTAATTTAGGCGCTGGAGGAGTTTTCTTTTTCTCTTCGTACACTTTCTTTATTGTAGTTAATTCCGTATTTAACGCAGATATTCTTTGTTTTATTTGTTCACTATCTCCCTTTGGAACAATCCTTTTTTGATCGTTTATCTTATTTTCTAGCTCTAGCTCTTTTTGTTTAAAAACTAAATATGCTTTAGCTTGTTTTGGATCAGGTGGAATCTGTAGTTTTTTAGTTACACTACTAAGTTTTTCAGAAATTTTTAACTCCTGATTCTTCAGATTTATCGAAATCTGTTTGTTTTTGTTTAGTTGATTGGTTGCGTTCTGTTCCCCAGTTATTGACTTTACTAGCTTTTCTTGTCGATTATTTGCGTCTTTGAGTATACTAACTCCAAGTCCTACTGACTTATTTATATCTTTTTGACTTGCTAGTCTCTTTGATTGAGATTGAAAAATACTTTTTTCTAAACCAATAATTTCTTCAGTCGCTTTTTTATTCTGCTTATCTTGATCTTGTATTTGTTTCTTTTGCTTTAATACCTGATCTGCGGTTTTTTTATTTTCATTCATGAGCTTTTGAAGCTCTTCTTGACCCTTTTTATTGTCTTTGGCAATTTTGTCAATATCTTTTGATAGCTGAAGCTCTTCCTTTTTTAACTCTACGAGTTTTTTTTGAAGTTCAACTAACTTTTCTTTATTTTTAATAGAATCTTTCGAATCCTCCGGTATTTTAGGTGCGTCTTCAGCCATCAAAAGTATTTAACAATAAATATTCACACAAATTATTTTTTAGTATTTGATTTCACTTTGGAAACAAACGCAGGCACCTCTATTGGTTTTGTAGAAGGTTTGACATTGTTTGCAAACTTCTCTTTTCCACTGTCTGCAGTTAAGGTATTTTTACCTGATGCTTTTTCATACTCTTCTCTTTCTTTTTCATAGAAAGTTTTTATTTCGTTGAAAGTGTACTTTCGTAACCAGATTGGCATATTATACACAGTATTCCACGAATAGCCTCCTTTACCGTGAAAACAAATCTCATGAATCTCTTTGAATATATTAGATCTGTGATTAGAGTGCTGGATAAAAAAATGAAAACCCGATTGGAATTTCTACACCCTCCTCTGTGTATCCGTCTGATCCCACAAAGGTGAATGTCATATCTAGTCCGGGAGCAACTTTTTTCATATAATCTCTAAGCGCTCTGGCATCGGATGCCAATAAGTATTCGTCCACAAAAGATCTAATCGCCTTCATATCAGTATCTCCGTTAACTGATGTAATACTGTACTTTAATTTTGAAGTAGTTTGACTAGAGATGTTTAACTTTTTGTTTGCATTGATATCATCTTCCACTCTTTTTTCATCAGCATGAGTAAGTAATTTAAAAGTTACTGTGTTGCCTGAATTAGGTAGGGTATACTCAAATTCATTTTTGTTATTGTACAAAGATAAATCAAGTTCTTTGTCTCTGATTTGAGTCAAATCAACTGTATAATCTTCTGATTCGCCAGTATTTGGATTCGGATATTGAATTTGATAGTCCTTGCCGTATCCTAAGATTCTGGCGGCTACTAGGATAGCGTCCTTGTCTCCTATTACTATATCATTAAAGTTTACTTTTGATACGATTAGGGACTGCAGGAGCTTATCAAAAACGATACCTTGCTTTAAATAGTTTGCATTAGTTAAAATGTCTTCATGTTTTGCTGTCATGTAACGCATTTCAATTTTTCCCGAAGAAAGTGGATTTTCTTTTGGATAAACCAATCCTTTAGAAGGAAGTTCGATTGTCTCTGTTGGAATTTTTAATTCTGCCATAAATTGTTTTTATTATAAATATACATACATATATTTTTTAAATAAAAAAAACCTTCCAAGTGGAAGGCTTATTTTTTTGTATGTTGTGCTTGATTAGAAGTTTAAGATACAATAATCCATTGATAGAGTCATTGTCAACTCTGTAGGATCACTGCTCGACCAATCGTAAGCTCCGAAAGCTGCTTCTTGAATAAAAGCTCCTTTAATGATCCACTCTGATACAATATCTCCAACCGGACCAAGTATAGATAAACTAACGTCTTTCTTATAAAAGTCAGAATATCCATCGCGACCTGTTACAGATTCGTGGTGTAGACGAACCCATTCCATTATAGCTTGCTGACCTGAAGGAGAGATTGGGTTGTGAAGAGATAGAGTTATGTTTTTCCATTCTGCTTTGCCCTTTAGCTTTCTATATACATTGATATGATCTAATTTGATTTCATTCAATGTTACGCCTGGTGCATCTGCTTTTTTGATTAGGTATGATGGTATACCGTCTACGTACATTACGAACCTGTTATTTACCGTGGGTTCAAACGCCGTAAACATTATTTCATTTGGATCTAATACTGCCATTTTATTTCGATTTTAATTTTTTATAAATATCGTGTTATTAATATTATTCTTCTTCTTTTTCTTCTTCTGAATCAGATTTTTTTTCTTCTTCTACTGGTTTGTTGGACATCATCGCCTTGTGCATTTCCATGATAGCTTTTTCCATTTTAGCCATGCGTTTTTCCATGGTCATTTCGGTATCTTGATCTCCACTAGGACTCTGTTGACCAGCTTTATATCCAACTCCAGTTTCAAATCCTTCTTTTTTAGGCTTTGGTGAAGAGCTGTTTTTCTTCTCTTTTACGGGCATATATCCCGATCCGTAGTTTTGTTTAGCTTCCTTTATACTTAATTGTTTTTTTACGCTTTCGTATAAGTGAGCTGGCACAGCAATTCTGATTCTTGTTTTATCGTTCATTGTTTGTTTTTTCTAGTTATTATCCGCCAAATGATGCTCCAGTTGGTAAGATGTTGAAATCAAGTTGAATGAATTCTGCAACTCTTGTAGGTTGTAAGTAGATGGCTCCAACTAATTGGTTTCTATCTATTACATCAGGAGTGTTGTTTGTATCATCCATAATTACTTGGAAAGCGTAAAGACCTTGCTTTTGTTGTACGTATTCCAAATATGGATTAACTTGATTCAAGAACTTATTACGAGTTACTTGAGTATTTGGTTCGAAAACTAGAGTTTCTGAAACGTTTCTAATATATCTCTTCAATGATATCAATAATCTTCTAACATTTACTCTGTCAAGAGATGTTGATTTATTTTGTAGAGTTTTTTGACCATATACAACTGTTCCAACTCCGGCGAATGCTGCGATTGGGTTGATCTTAGCATTGTATAGAAAGTTTCTTTCAGTTAGTCCTAAACGTCTTTCAGGACGAAGAACTGTTGCCAAATTACCTCTGTTAAGACCGGCTGGTGCAAACCATTCAGCTGATACTTTATCGTTATATTCGTATATTGCTGGTATAATAGTTGATGGTGGTACAAAATTCATTTTACCAGTTTCTCTACTTCTAACTTGTAACCAAGGGAAGTATGTTGCTGCGTAAGAGCTATCGTATGATGATGCTTCTGCTGCTGCAGTTCCTAATAATTGTCCATAAGCAGTCATATCAACTACTGCGATACAATCTCCTCTGTTTTGAGCTAATGTAGTTATTCCTAATATAGTTGCAGAAGCATTTTGGTTATTTAAACCTGGCGCGTAGACAATATTGAAATCATATGCGTCAGAATTTTGTAATAGATTTAATGCATTTGTATAATCTCCTGGGAATACGCCTTGAATATTTCTTATTGGTTGATCGTAAGTAGATTCTACTGAAGGAATATCTTCAAACATATTAAGTTTGGCTTTTAAATAAGATCCCCATACAGCGCCTGTGCCACCGCTAAATGCTCCATAAGTGCTACCAAATCCTAAAGTTGGGATAGATCCTGTATACGCAGCTTGAATTTTTCCGTTTTGATCAAAATAGTTTGCTGTAGGTAATACTACTTCTTTTACTCTTACATATCTAGATTTGTTTGCGTAAGATCCGCTAACTTGAAGATATGAATTTCCAAATTCGTCAGTTAATCTTGTTTCTGTCATATCACCAATTACGTATGCTACGTAGTTAGGTTGATTTGGATCCATCGATAAGTTATTCCATGTTTCCAACACTGTTGTATTTGTATTGTTATCGTCTCCTCTGCGTATAATCAAACTAAATTGACCAGAGCCAGAGTTTGAAGATACTACTTCCCAACGAATATTTGCAGAAGATCCAGATGGTAATGCTCCATTTGCAATTGTATCCCCAACTTTATAGTTATTCATTATATCTCCAGCTGTTAAGCTTTCAAGAATAAAAGAAGTTGTTGATGATCCGCTTCCAAATTGAGTAACAGTGTTATTCAATCCATTCACTACGTAGTAAGTATTTGAAGATGCTCCTATTGTTTTAGATGTTAATACTAAATTAGGAGTAGTGAAAGATGCTGTTACATTTGCTTGTGAATTCGAGTTAATAGATGATGTAACATTATTGAAAACAATTTGTTCTGAAGATCCTGACAAATTAAATGTTGCTGCGCCTCTGTCAGTTACAATTGTTATTGGCCCTTGAGATGCTACGAATGGCGCTAAAGATATACTCGCTGTTGCGAAAGATAATCCTACGCTCGATGCAACACTTGATGTTGCTGCTGTATAAGAACCTGAAGCAACTCTAGTAACCAACAAAGAGTCTCCACCTTGTTCGAAATAGTTTAAAGCTGCCATGCTCGTTAGATACTCGTAGTTCGTTCCTCCAGAAATAAAAGAAGCTCCAAATACTGCTTTATATTCAGAATAAGAAGTTACTACTGTTGGAATGTTTACTGGACCAGTTACCGTTGGGCCTAATAATGCAGCGCCTGCTGTTACTGGACCTGCTGTAATCTGACTCAAATCGTTCTCTCTTAAGAGAATACCGGGAGATATTAATGTTTCAGCCATTTTGTTTTAGTTTTTTTTTAATTTTTTGATCTGTTTATAAATATCAGACTTTTTTCGTAAAAATTAATTAAAATCTCCAGTTTCTATATTTATTGTCACATTGCCATATTTTGTTTTTAATTCTTCAAATAATTCAGCTTCTCTTTTTTTGATTTCTATTATCTGAGCTTTTATTTCGTCTTCTTGAATCTCTATAACTTTTTTTTGATATGTTAATTCTCCTAAACTAGATGCAACTTCTAAAGCATCTTGTCTTACCATATCTATTCTTTTTAATTCAGTTTCTGTGATTTTTCCCATGACTATTTATTTGTAGTTGTTTTTTTCTTTGCGTATTTTCTTTTTGGTTTTTCTTGATTTTCTAATTTTTTATCATCAGTGACATTGCTGATAGGCAATTGCATTTTTGGTGGATCAGGAACGCCTAAATCTATTTCAGTGTTTGGACTTGGCTCCTCTTCGATTTCAATTGGAGTTGGTAAACTTGTAGGTTCATGAGCTTTAACGGGTTTTGTTTTTACTGTAACATAAATTCCCAATAAAATAATAGCTAATACGCAAATGATAAATAGTGCCATAAATTGTTTTTATTATAAATATATGTAAATAAAGAAAATTTACACTTTTAAAAATATATTCTAAACTACTCGACCGTAGTTTTCGTCTTTTATAAATAATGGCGAGTATGTTAATACAAAATCATCTATTACGCTATCATCTGCTCCCCACGCTTGTAGTATGTTTTCAGGAATTTCCATACTAAAATAGTAATTTGATTCTATTGTTCCTCCATCAGGAGTTACAAAAATTAATGAACAATTAGCTGTTGCCGTGGTTGAATTTCTCATTAAAGAAGTGACATTCCATACAATAGCATTTGCTTTTTTTTCTTGTACTTCTCCAAAATTGATTTCTTGTATTCTTAAATAATTCATAGTTGTTAATTTAATATTTTAAAATAAGCCTACCCACATTGCCGCTTGAGCGCCTGTTGTTGTACTCATAGCTAATGGTGAAGGGAGTGTTGTTTGGCTACCTAATAATGAATTTATTTTTTCACTATTTGTAAAGTCCATTGTTAGGAGGAGTGTACTAACTACGTTAGCAGTAAATCCAAATGTTGGAGCGGTACCGGCAGTTGCTACAGAATAAAGTAGTCCTACAAAATACATGCCTTCTGACGCTGGGTAAGATGTAGCAAAAGATGCTGAATTTATTTTATTAGCTCCTTGTGTCCAAACCGTACTACTATTTGATGAGGATGCGGCCAATGATAATGTACCATTTGATACCGTATATAATCCAACTCCATTGTAATTACTTGGTGTATGTCCTGATTGGTTTACTGTTTGCCACCACTTGACTCCTGCTATAGATTGACTTTGGGGTAAATATACTGCTTGCAATCTTAATTGTTGATTGGTTAGTGCTGTACTTACTGTTATATTCGGTATTGCTTGATATCCTAAATTTTGAGCTTTTATAGTGGAGCCCATTGTTTGCCAAGCTTTGGGTACATCTATAGGTTTGGAATACAATTGAGGTTGTATTGATGATGTAGCACCGCTTAGATATCCTAATTCAGTAGCAGTTGTTGTACTTGATACTAATAAGTCATTACCGTCTGTTGTTAGTGCTCTGTTAGCTGTTAACTCAGTTACTGTAAGAGATCCTGATATTCTTACACTATTTGTGTTATCTATATTAAATACATCTATACTCCCTGTTGATACTGTGAATAAGTTAGGTGAGAATGTATCTGATATTTTAAATATTTCACTTGTGCTACTCGATACTGATAGTAATGTTCCCGTACCGCCTTTAATTCGTAACGGAATATCTGATGTCGTGGATACAGTCAATGAGCCTGTTATAATCGCATTTCCAAAAACATCTAGCGTTGCATTTGCCGATGTTTTACTTGTTCCTATCGCTACTCTTCCGCTTCCATTTGAATTTAAAATTAAATCTGCAGCTGCGCTTGATCCTCCGGATGTTCTTACTGATATAATACCGTACGTATTACCTGTTGCAGTTCCTAAAGACGTAAATAGGCTGGTACCAGTCGTACCAGCAATATAATCAGTCGTCCTATGTGCAAATCCCGATGTACCGGCTTTTGCTACTTGTAGCCCTGTTGTTGTCAGGGATCCTGTCACTATTGTATTGTTCTGAGATATTAATCCATTCTTTGCTACAAATTCATTTGCCATTCTTTATAAATATTTTAATCTGCGAAATATGTTCTTATTTGTATTATATCTCCTACTCCTACTATAATTGGGGAAAAGGTGAATGTACGTTGTATACTGATTTGTTCACTAATCGATTGTATCACAACATCATTTTGTATTAATTCGTTAGTTAGTGTAATGGCTACCGGCGATGTTGCTGTATAACTAAATGTTATTGTACCAATTGGTGAGCCTTTTGAGTTAAATGTAAATGCGTTTGAAGTTGGAGTAAAAGATGGATTGCTTGTAAATCCATCAATACTGATTATAGTTAGATTCGAACTTCCATATTCTTGATTAAATATAAAATTAAATCCTGGTTTTGCACTATCTACCGTAATATTAGTGCTTGCCGTAATAACGGCTTGATTACTTATTTGTATTGCCATGTTTAATTAGTTTTCACTATCCAACTAATAGTTCTATTATAAATATGTAACAAGCATCTTTATTGTCCAAGGTCCTGATGAAGCTGCTACTGCATCTATTCTTATATTCCCACCTGATAAAGATGATTGTAGTGTTAGATTAGCTGTTGAGCCTATATCTGTTGTTGCTACGTCAGTAAAATTTACTGTTGTTCCATTCCACACTGTCATAAACTCTCCAGCTCTTGCATTTGTACCGCTATATATTGTATACTTACCTATAGCTGCTGTGTATGATCCTGTCGCTCTTTCAAATATACCCCAAGTTGTAGGTGCATCGGCTACAGTTACGTGATAGTCAGTCAGTGTTTGATCTATTGTTAATGTGCTTTCTATAGTAAAATTAACAGCGTGTGATGCTGTTGTTGCTGTTCCAACTAAATTTCCTATAAATGATCCACTAAATGAACCGGTATTGTAGGACTGTGTAAAACTATTAAAACTAGCTGTTGTAACTACTGAGCTAGTAAAAGCATTAAATGAACTTGTAGTAACGTAATCACCACTTATGCTACCGCCTGATCCTGTATCTACTGTAATACTAAACTTAGTATTATCTCCTTTGGTAAATTCAATTGTGTTGAGAGAGACAGAGGCTGTTAATAACAGCGATCCTGTATTTGTAGTGCCAAATGTAATTGGATTTCCTAAACCATCAGCAAATTCAGTTCCACCAGCAGTTTGAACTAACCGTTGATAGGTTTCATCGATGTAGGAATCTAATAATGAAGGTATTGCCATTATTCATAACTTAGTTTAATATTTGCTTTAACACTTGTTTTTTTTCTAATTTAAATGTTTCGCAAACTCTATTTATAAATTTTCTATTTGTAGGATCTTTTATTACTCTTTGTAAGCTACGTAAAGATCCATCGAAATTAGATGATTCTTTTAAATATGATTTGATCTCTTTTACTGGATCTAATTTGTCTTTCTTTTTAGGTTGAGATTTTGGCTCTTCCTTTACTTTTACTTCTACAATTGGTTTCTTTGGTGTGTACTCTTTTTGAATCACTTCTACTGTTACTTTCTTCTCTTGATCTAATTCATAATCACTCTCATAAGGAACAAAAACTGTATCTTCTGCAATGATTTCTAATCTTATCTTGCCTGATTCTAAAAGATTTTGATACTTCTTTAATTTTCCCATAGGAATCAAGCATCTCTCTCCTTCAATCCGGCCTTTGAATACATACTCGCAACCATCTGCTTCTAAAAAAAGTCTTGCTTTTGCATCTTTTGCACTTGCACCCTCTAATCTGATTTCACACTGAAACTCGTTGTTTTTATCCTTTAATAATTTGTACATCGCTAAGTGATATTTTTGTTTCTAATTTCTCCTCTATTTTATTTTGAATATCGGAAACTATTTTGGCAGATATTGTATCATTGAATTCTTTTGTTTCATCTTTACGAACATCACCCATTATAAATATCAGCTTTATCTTCTTTTTCGCTTTTTTCTTTTCTTTGGCTAAATAACCAAAATCGTCTCCTGCGCCGCCAAATGGAATAGTTATTTCTACTTCTATAACTCTTAGTACATGATTCCATATTACACGACCTCCAGCTTCTACTGTTATTCCATACGTGTCAAAGAGATACTGTGTGTACAAATCCCCTAATTTGAAATCGCTCCATAGATTATGAGCTTCATTCCATTTTATTTGGGTAGCTTGTAACATTTTATAATGTAATGATTTATTTTTATTTCGAGTAGTTTATCTTTGTAGTAGATAAATTTAATGTTGCGCTTTGTTCTATTAGTATTGTGTATTTTATTGCTGGCATTATATTAATATATTTTAATGTCTAAAGTTGCATTTTCAAAAACACTATCTGCTGGTGCCACCACTCCTAGGTCGTATGAATGAATATTAATACGTGATTCATCTTTTATTTCAAACCAAACTAAATATTTTTTATTATTAGTAAATGTTTCTACTTTATATCCCGGTGTTAGGTATACGGCTGTTCTGTCAGTAGTAAATAGAGCAGCATTTGATGAAAGATTATAAAGTCCAGGAGTTCCGCCATATTTAAATGTAAAATTAGCGCCAGTTGTATTTACTAAAGGGTCACCACCGAATGTAGGATGATTTGATCCGGTTTGGCTAAAAATAAATAATACTTGTTGATAAGAAGGACCTATACGAAGAGCGTTATTTGTTATAGTTACATCTCCAGTAGCTGAATTAACACTAATTCCATCTCCTGCTGTTATACTTATCACGCCTGCATTTGATAATGTTACATCTCCTGAGCTTCCTCCTCCAGATAATCCTGTTCCAGCTGTTACTGCAGTTATATCTCCTCCTCCGCCGCCACCTCCTAAACTTCCCCATTTAGTTGGATCATTCCAAAGTGATGATGATGTTCCACTAAAACCATAAAATGCACCTGACGATGTAACAAATACAATAGCTCCAATTTTTCTTTTATCTGTAGGAATACTTCCCGTATCTGATAATTGATTTATTGGATATGCATTACCTCTTAATTCTGTGATATCAACTAATGCTCTATTACTATTATTGTGTTCTAGTATATCTGGATAAAATACTGGCATGGTTAAAAATTTTTAAGTTATATTTAATTCTACTCCACTTGCAAAAGCTTTATCAGAGTTTGACTTATCTACTCTTACAGATATAGAAGCTCCATAAGCATTTGTTATTGTGTAGTCTCCTAATTTAGTAAAAGCATTTAACACTGATAACGCTCCGTTTTGTTTAATATCCGTTAAATCACCATATGATGCAGGATATAGTATATATGTGTAATTTCCTACAGTATCATTAGCTACTGTACAGACTGGATCCCAAGCTTTACCTGTATTCAAATCGGCTTGTACAAGTCCTGTATTTATTACCGTTTGAGCTGTTGCATTGTTTGTTATTATTGTTGCACTAGCGGCTAAATAATTTCTCCACCTAAAACTAATAGATGTTGTTGCATTAGTAATAAAAGCTAATGTATCTGACCGTCTACCTCGTACCGTAAAGGTAACTGATCCTTCTATTGTAGCTCTATTTACAGTATAATTAGCTCCTACACTACGAACATTAGTGGTAGATAATACATTATCTCCAAAATATTGTGTTATAGTTCCAACATCTGCTCCTGATGCTGTGAAGCTAGAACTTAATGGGAATATTGATGTTGGATTATCTGCAGTAGCTGAGAAAGACGCTGTATTAAATACAAATGAATTACCTACATCTCTGTCAGCTATTGATATTGTAGAACCTCCATTTCGTATAGTTAATGAAGTTAATGTTGGTGGTATATATGTAATAAGCATTGCTCTAAAAATAGTTTCTAGAGAAGTTCCAGCCGCATACGTTGTTGGAGTTAAAGCTCCTACGGTAACATTCGATGTTAAATTTGATCCTAATGTCGCTGATCCACCTCCATTCAAAGCAAAAGACGCAGTAGTTGCATAAGATGCTGTAACATCTAGCGATCCACTCAATTGTTTGCTTTTTAATATCGACATCTTATATAATTATTTGTTAACTAAATTTTCCTATTGCTATTATCTCATCAGCCGCATCAAAACCAAATCCTAATTGAGCTACATCTATAACTAGAGTACTTACTCCAGCTGATTGTGTAAAGCTTGTTATCGCTGTTTTTTCTATCAATTGACCATTACAGAAAAATGTAAAGTTATCAACAGAAGTAGCAGGCAATCCTGTTGGTGCCAACAAAAATCCTGCAGGGAAAGTACAAGTTGTGTTATTTACAAATGTTCCGGTAAGTTGTTTAGTCGTATTTAAATATACTAGTGTTGCTGGATCCAATGTTCCTCCTGTTGATTGATTAATTACAATATTTTGAGAATCTGCTGTTATTACGCTGGTAAGTTTTTTACTTTGCGGCTTATTTTGTATTGCTTCAAATGTTTCTAAGCTGTTTGCAGTTTCTAAACCAAAAATTATTTGAGAAGCTCCATACGCTCTATTTGCCACTGAAAGAGTCTTATTCATAGTATCTGGTATGAGCCATCCATTCAAAGTCAAAGTAAAATTACTTCTAATAAGTCTATCATCTCCTGCGGTAAAAGACGTAGCATCTTCAAAAGAATCTATCGCACTATAAAATTGAAACTTATTTGGATCACCCCAATAAGATCGTGATGCGTAGTTCAATGACTCTACGAGTTTATCCATTTGCTCTATAAAATTCGTCCAGATTATACAGCTATATTGCACGGTAACGTAATCGGGGGTTGCTACTACAATGTATTCTTTTTGGGGTACTCTATTATTAAGAGCTTTGAAGTTGCTATATGCATTTGCTCTAGTAAATGTTTTTTCAAATACTTGAGTATTTTTAACTTGATTTCCATCTAATTTATTGCCTAATCCTCTATTTTGCGTTAGATTAGTTCTTTTAAACATTATCAATGGAGCCATCAATTTTGAGTTTGCGTCTCTATAATATCCATCTGATTGCACGCTTTTCCAATTCTCTGCAGATCCGTATATAACTGGCACAAGAACTTTTGTGTTGTTCTGCGCTACTGATAATTTTAATACATTTGTAAAATAGTAATTAACCGCCTCGTTTATATCTTTTATCCCTACTGAAAAATCTTTATCATCATCATTTTTTAATGATATTTCAAGAGATCTATTGTTTTCAGGTTGACCAGCTTTGTATGGTTCGCTAAAAACATCGTTTGGGTTTCCATATTTTGCATCATATGGCACCACTAACTTATTCATAAACTCTCGTCTGTTTTCTGGTCTGGTAGATTGAGTTGCCATAGTTTTAAATTCGTTGTTGAGTAATGCCTAAAGAATCAGGAGATGCATAATGACACACGAGTATAATCGAATATGAAGATCCAAAGTTCTCTAAACCTGAAGAGTATGTATAATCTGGGTCTTTACCGAGTATTAGTTGATTCTCATTTACATTGTCTACTAAATAATAAACTTCGTTATACATAACGACGTCTCCAACTTCGCAATGAACATTAGCTGTCACTAAATGATCTCTTAAAAATCTAAATGTAACAGGTCTTTTTGTATCAGGACCAAAATCGGTTTGATCGAAAGAAAAATCACCTCTTTCTATTAAGCAATTTAACAATACTGGTCCTACGTAGTATTTGTTTTTAGCTTCTCCGTATATGTTATTTTCTGTTTGTGACAATACGACTTTGTAGTAACCACATTGTTGACTTATGACATTTTCCAAAAGTTCTTTGGATATGCCTTTAAAAGTTCCTACGTCTCTTGATGTTCCAAATATTGCCATTTTATCCTAAAAATATTAAAAGTGGTACGTTTCCTAATGTATCGTTTAGTGATTGATTCTCTGATTGTTTTCTTTCTAGCTGTGCTTTTCTACTCATGTCTTCAAAATCCAATCTTAATTTCTCTCTCAAATCTTTTTGCATATCTCTTCCTTTTGATACCAAGTCTGTTGCATTTAACGTGGTTTCTGCTCCTGGAATTGGAACTGTTGTGTATTTACCTCTAATCAGTCCAAGTAATTCAGAGGCTAGAGCTAATGTGTATTCATAGATCCATTGTTTACCTGGATGATTTATTTGAGAATATGTTATTGTTCCATACGGTACATTAGATGGATTTGTTACTAAATTA